CGTCGGGGTGACCGCAGACGGCATCCCCGGAAATATCACGGCTGAGGCGGTCGCAAGAAAACTCGGGATCGACAAGCCCGCACCGAGGCCAACTCTGTCCGGTCCCGCGACCATCGACGTTCGCTCCGCAGCGAATATCGCCACGCTGCGGCCCGATGCACAGCAGAAGGCCCGCGAGTGGTTGCTCAAATGTCTGGAGGCTGGCATCAACGTGAAGATCATCACCGGCCTCCGCACCTATCAGGAACAGGATGCTTTGTATGCACAGGGCCGCACGGCACCTGGACGAAAAGTCACCAACGCCCCCGCCGGTTACTCGTGGCACAACTTCGGTGTGGCCTGGGATTTCGTCGTCTTCGATGCCGATGACCAGCCGCAGTGGGACAGCCCGCTGATGGAAAAGTGCGGCAGGATCGCCGAGTCGCTGGGTCACGAGTGGGGCGGTCGCTGGACAAGTCCCCAGGACACCCCGCATGTCACGGTGAAAATGGGCTGCACCCTGGCCGATGCCCGCCAGCGCGTGAAAGAGGGCAAGTGGTGGGCATGACATCCCTTGGCAATTGCCGCTGGTCATGACTCTTGACCCTCTCAGCACCAGAATTGGATGAAAATAGCGGAGAAATGGATGAAAATGGATGGAAATGGAGGTACGCCATGCTACCACCCCACATCCAGGGCAAGCTTGCAGAGCTTCGCGGCAAGGGACGCGGCGCGCACTACCGACCATTGATCCGTTGACAAGTCACTCCGGGCATGGCCCGCGGACTCTTCATCACCGGATTCACAGTTGCAGAGGTTCTGGCAATCCAGCGCCGCGCCAAGGAATTGCTGCTGGAGGGCAAGACGATCATGAACTGGAACGATGCCGACACGTCGGTCTCCAAGCAGTTCACCATGTCCGTCGCGGAAGTCCTTGAGGAATGCGGTCACGCGTTGCGCATCCTCGATCCGGCCACCTATGGCAAACCCCGCATCGCGGTCACCTCATTCATCGACGGCTATCTCCCCAAATGAACCGATTCAAATCTATCGCCCTGCGTTTGCTACCCCCGATCCTTGTCCCAAAGGCATGGGGTTCTCCTTTTGAGTCGGCGAACTGGTCGCCCCGCCGTGGCACGGTGCCGGGTGCATCGCCGACTGACGCCCGCAATGACCTCACGCCGGGGGTGCGCACCGAGTTGGTCCGCAAGTCGCGCTACCTCCACAAGAACAGCGGTTTTGTTAGGGAATTGGTCGGCAATATGGCGATCTATTCCACCGGCGACGGCATCCGCGTCCAGGCGCAATCGGCCAAGCCGGAATGGAACCGCGCCGCCGAAGACTACTTTTCCCTGTGGTCGGCCCGCTGCGAGGTGACGCGGCGGTTTTCATTTGAGGAATGCCAGTCGCTCGTCTGCCGGGGCATGGACATCGACGGCGAGTATTTCGTTCACAAAACCCGCGATGCGGATGGCGAGCCGCGCATCCAACTGATCGAGTCCCACCGCATCGGCGACGAGTTCGGATCCAAGGACACCATTGACGGCGTGGGTCTCGACGCATGGGGCGCACCTGTTTTCTATCGGGTGTTGGAAGATGGTGGGAAAGCCCGCGACATCCTGGCTGAATCGCTGCTGCACCTCTTCGAGCCGGAATGGGCGGGTGGTGTGCGGGCGCATCCGACAATCCAACATTCGATCAATCATGTCCTCGATGAGATGGAATTGCTGGCGCTGGAGAAACACGCGGTCAAGGACAACGCCGACGTGTCCCGCATTCTCAAAACAGCACGCGGAGAAATCGACGACAACGGCGACTTCGTGGTGGGCGGGACCGGGGGCGCTGGAGGTGCCAGTGACGCGACCGATCCGGTATCGCTCCAGCGCATCGTCGGCGGCAAGCTGGTTGCCCTCAAGCCGGACGAATCGTTAGACAGCTTCCAGTCAAATCGCCCGAGTCCAACCTTCACCGGGTTTCTTGAACACCTGCGGCGCGATTCCGCGCTTGGCATGATCCCGTTCGAGTTCGCGGCGGATTCCAGCAAGATCGGCGGCGCGGGTGTTAGACTCGTGGTTGCCAAGGCGGATCGTCGGTTTTCGTTCCGCCAAATGATCCTCGAACGGAGGTTCATCCGCCCGGTGTGGGCCTACGTGATCGGCGACGCCATCAGCCGCGGCCTGTTGCCGCCTATCGCGGGATGGTGGAAGATCAGTTCCGTTCCGCCGAAAAGGGTCACCGTCGATGCGGGTCGCGAAGCCCAACAGAACCGCGCCGACGTTGAAATGGGACTGAAAACCCTCAGCGATCACTTTCAGGAGTTGGGGGCGGATTTTGGCGAGGAAATCGAACGCCGCGCCAGTGATGCGAAGCTGATTCTTGAAACGGCGGCCAAGTATGGCGTGCCGGTGGAGATGCTGTGGAAGCCATCGGGTTCGGCGGTGACGGTGCAACCGGGCGGAAAATAAATTGGGCCTGGCGGAAAATGTCATTGACTCGCGGCGCGGGGGGGGGCACAAAATGCGGAGTCTTATATGCAAATCACTATGAAACATCCCATCATTAGATCACTCGGGCTGTCCGTTCTGGTCAGCGCTTCGCTCGTCACCACAGCATCGGCCTCGCTCAGCATCGACACGTTTGGCACTGGAGGAAATGCCTTCACGATGAATTTCGTGGACATCGGCAACCCTGGAAATGCGAATGACACTAGCCCTGCGGGGTATGGCGGGGTGGCCAACGCGTTTCGGATGAGCAGCTACGAGGTGAGCGTTGACATGGTCTCCAAAGCGAACACTGCTGGGGGTCTCGGCATCACCTACACCAGTCGCACTGCCGACATGCCCGCCACGTCGGTTTCTTGGAACGAGGCGGCACGCTTTGTGAACTGGCTCAATGCATCGAGCGGCTCGGTGGCGGCTTACAAATTCACAACGAGCGGCGTGAACGACAACATCGCCCTCTGGGCCAGCGGCGATGCCGGCTACAACGCCGCTAATCCCTTCCGCAATAGCAACGCGAAGTATTTCCTGCCGAGCGAGAACGAGTGGTATAAGGCGGCGTATTATGATCCGAACAAGACTGGCGGTGCCGGTTATTGGGACTACGCGACCGGCAGCGACAGCGTACCTACGGCGGTGGCCAGCGGGACTGCTTCGGGAACAGCAGTCTATAACGGGCAATCCAGCCCTGCCGACATCACCAGCGCGGGTGGTCTGAGCACATACGGCACGATGGGACAGGGCGGCAACGTCTGGGAATGGATGGAAACGAACTATTCTGGGACCAACGATATGTCCGGCTCGTCGCGCGGGCTGCGTGGGGGCTCCTGGTACGGCGTCGGCAACCTGGCCTCCTCGTTCCGCAACGGCAACGCCCCGTCGGTCGGGAACAACAACTTCGGCTTCCGTGTTGCCAGCAGCGAACTCGCTGCGGTCCCTGAACCAGCGTCGCTGCTCTCCACACTCGCCCTCGTCTCCAGCGGCTTGCTTCTGCGCAGACGTGGCAAGGTTTCCCTTTAATTCTTTATCCCTTTGCCCTTTGAATTGTAGCGGCGGTCTATGACCGTCGTTGCTTTTGTGTGGCAAAGGCGTTTCTCTTCTCATGGGCTGCGACGCTCACAGAGCGCCGCTACAACACGCCGCCGCAGGCGGTCGATTTTTTTCTGAAAAATGAAACCACCCGGATCAGACGCACCCATTGTTCTGGTGAAATGGTATGCCTACGCCAAATGGGTGTTAGAGCGGGTGGAGAGCTTTCCGAAGAGCCAGCGCTTCATTCTCGGCCAGCGGCTGTCCAATCATGTGATGGACGTGCTGGAGTCCTTGGTGAAGGCCAGTTATGCCAAGGACAAGGTGGAGTTGCTGGTGAAGGCGAACGAAGGCATTGAGATGACGCGCTGGATCATCCGCATGGCGCATGACCGCAAGCTGCTGGCACCGAAGCAGTTCGAGTTCAGCGCACTGCAACTCAATGAGTGTGGCCGGATGGTCGGTGGCTGGCTGAAAAGCCGTGGTAGTGGCGCAGCGGCGCAGGAATAGCGGCCATGGCGCACACCTACAATAACCTCCACCCGCAGGTCTGCTCGTTGGAAAACGTGATGGCAGCCGCCCGCACGGCCATGCGTGGCAAAATGAGCAGAGCCGCCGCCGCCCGCTTCCATGCCCGTTGGGAGACGCACGCGGTGCGCCTGCACGAGCAACTTGCCACGGACACCTGGCGGCCCGGCCCCTACACTTATTTCGACATTCACGAACCGAAGTTGCGGCGGGTGGCGGCGGCACCGTTCCGGGACCGGGTGGTGCATCACGCGTTGGTGCGGGTGTTGGAGCCGCTCTTCGAGAGGAAATTCATCGAGGACAGCTTCGCCTGCCGGAAAGACAAGGGCACCCACGCCGGAGTGCGGCGCTGCGCACAATATGCCCGACGCTTCCCGGTGGTGCTCAAGTGTGACCTGCGGCGGTATTTCGCCAGCATCGACCATGACATTCTGCTGCAACGCATCGGCATGACCGTGGCGGACGCGAATGTATTGGGCTTGATCCGGAGGATTCTCGACAGCCATGATGATGGCCGGAAAATGGAATGGGTTGAGGACTTGTTTGATTGTCGGGTGCGGCGGCACGGTCTGCCTATCGGGAATCTGACCAGCCAGTTTTTCGCGAACATCCATCTGGACGGCTTCGATCATTTCGTGAAGCATGAACTGGGAGTGAAGGGTTATGTGCGCTACGTGGACGATTTCCTGTTGTTTGCGGAGAGCCGGGAACAGGCACGAGAGTGGGGCCGACAGGCGAGAGCGTATCTGAAAGCCCTTCGGCTAACAATCCACCCTGACAAATACCGGGTTTGTAGGACGGATCGGGAAGGCGCGGATTTCTGCGGGTTCGTGTGTTATGCCAATGGCCGGATCAAGGTGCGCGGGGCAAGCGTGAGGCGGTATGTGAACCGCTTGGGGCGGTTGAAGGAGAGCGGGACGGTGGTGGAAATCGGGGCGAGCGTGCGCTCATGGATCGGCCATGTGAGCCATGCGGACAGTTGGCGCTTGCGGGCGGCGGTGCTGGGTGGCAGAAAACGTGTGCGGCATCCCGCGTGAAAATGTCCGGCTCGTCGCGCGGGCTGCGTGGGGGCTCCTGGAACAACAACGACAACAACCTGGCCTCCTCGAACCGCAACAACAACGACCCGTCGAACGAGAACAACAACATCGGCTTCCGTGTTGCCAGGCCCTTGAGGGCATGTAAAGCCTTCCCTTCGGTGAGATCATGGCGGCGGAATTCCCGCTGTCATGCGGTGCCGGGTTCAGGGACCAGCGGGATGTCGCGAGTGCTGCCGGAAACGCGCGCAGCGGTCGAATAGGAAAAACGCCGGAGGCGGCTGGTAGCGCGAGCGAACGCCGTCTCCGGTGAACCGCGTTGACACCGGGAGCAGGGCGTGAATCCGGTTTTCCTACAAAGTCGTGAGTGGCTAATCCAGCCAGAAGCCCTGCGTTCGATGGCAGCAGCATCCCGTTCGTTCCTGGATCGCGGTGCCGCTCTACCCCAACCCAGCCAGTCCAGCCCGCTCTTAAGTGTGGAGGACGGCATCGGAGTGGTTGCCATCGACGGCCCGATCCTGCGCAAGCCAGACATCTTCGCCCGCGTGCTGTTCCGCGCCACCGACTCCGAGGAAGTCGGCGCCGCCCTGCGTGAGGCCGGCCAGCGTGACGACATCAGCGCCGTGTTTCTCGACATCGACTCGCCCGGCGGCACCGTGGCCGGCACACCAGAACTGGCGGCGACCGTCGCCTCTATCAACGAACGCAAGCCGGTCTATGCGTTCTCCTCCGGCCTGATGGCATCGGCGGCCTATTGGATCGCCAGCCAGGCCCGCGCCATCTACGCCACGCCATCCGCGCAAGTCGGATCCATCGGAGTCGTCCAAGCGGTGATCGATGACACCGCCGCGCTCGATGCCGAGGGGATCAAGGTGGAGGTGTTCGCCGTTGGCAAATACAAGGCGATGGGCGCACCCGGCACACCCCTTACAGACGATCAACGTGAACTCATCCGTTCCAACATCGCCGAGACGGCACAGGAATTTCATACGGCCGTGCTGGCGCGGGGGCGTTCGATTCCCGCCGAGGCGATGGAAGGGCAAACCTTCAGCGGTCGGCAGGCCCAGCGATTCAACCTGGCGGGCATGGTTCCGGACCGCGCCGAAGCCATGCGCCGCCTGCGGGTGTATCACGCGTCGGTTGACACGCAATCCCGTGCGATGAACGCATCACTCGAAGACATGCTAGCCGATGCCCGCACCCAGGTCGCCGACCTCCAGCGGGATTACAAAGCCCAAGCCGACCTGTTGGCCGAAGCCTCCACCAATCTTGATTCGCTGCGCGGCGAAGTCGGATTGCTCACCGCCGAAATCGACACGCTCAAGTCCGAGCGCGATACGGCGACCACCAGTGCCACCGACCTGCAAACCCGTGTTGCGGAACTTCAGGCGGCC